TATATAGGAACGGATTTTTCAGATGAAATGATAAGGTCAGCCCAGGAACGTTTTAAAGCATATTCCAATGCATTGTTTATTAATTCTTCGTTTCAGGACATATTTAAAAGCAAGAAAATAATTGGAAAAAAATTTGATACAGTGATCATTGCAGGGGTCTCTATGTATATCAATGATGCTGATCTGAGAAAATGTTATGACAGTTTGGCGGATGTACTGAATGAGGGAGCGATCGTATATATAGAAGAAAGTATCGGGGTCAATGAGAGATTAACTCTGGATCATATCTGGTCTGATAGCTTAAAGGATAATTATGATGCAATATATAGAACCCGGAAAGAATATCTTGAATTAATGAGTGGATTAACGAACAGAGTCCAAATATTAAAAGAAGGATATTTTGAACAGCTTGATAAAAAAGAATTGTCTGAGACCAGTCATTGGTATATTTTTTTGAAAAAATGCTAAAGCCAGTATTCTATTGATGAAAATGAGAAATTGCTTATATAGTATTTTCAAATACTGTGAAGAAACACTTTGGGACTTTTTCGGTGGGTGTTCTGAAATCATTTCCAGCAGGTGGAGTTATCTTTGATCCAAATTTACCGACACGGAGAATACGGACACCATCCTTTTGATCTATCCTAAACTCGTATTTATATTCTTTGCAAACAGTCTGCACAACCTGTAGGCAGTTCTGTTTTGAGAATTGCAATGTAACAGGATCCGTATCTGGGCAGCTGTCAGCATCAAACCGCCAGATCCCAGGATAATCACGGCTCACATTATAAATTACAACGTGCATAAATTCACGCAAAGTATATGTAAGGTCAAATGTGGACTTTGTAGATTTACCATTTGCATCACAATTTCGGTACTGGCTTTTCATCAGTTCGTACATGACACCATAGAAAATAGCATCATAAGAATACATATTCTCAGATAATATTTCCCTGGTTACTTTGGTTCTGATAGAATACTCCTCTCCACCTACCAGGATCTTATCACCTTTAGCAAATTCCAGGAACTGGGTAGACTTTATGCCAAGCTGTACATTATCATCACCCATTAGGGTTACGTTCTGCACCGCACTCGACACGGTGCAAAACGGCTCTTTGCTGAATAAGTTTACCTTAGATCCATTGCGTTTTATCAAAGTAATCTGTCCCATACTACTTAGATACCGCCTCCTCTACGGTCATTCCTTTTTTTATTCTATAGATTAATGTGCCTCTATTTACCCCGCATCTTTCGGATAGTTGAGAAATCGTCATATCCTTTCCCATATAATTTACTTTACGGTTGTTCCTCTTGTTGTTTTGCTGAACTTTCATAGTAACCCAACGGCAATTAACAGGCTCATAGTTCCCATTATTATCAATTCTATCTAAGGTATTTCCATTGGGCTTCTCTCCCATATCTTTAAGGAAATTTTCATAGATTCTCCAGCGTTCACATACCACAATACCACGACCTCCATAATTGGAATAGGATGAATTGATGGGATTATTACACCTGTTTAACATGTGTATCCATACACTGTATGTTCTACTTATATTTCCAGTTCTCCCATGACCATGTTTTCTGAATAAATTTGAGCATACTATTGACGACACCGCCCTTTTATAGCATCCACAGGAAATAGTGTGTCCACTATTTAATTTTCCACTACTTACATCTGTTACATTTCCGCAATCGCACACACAACTCCACACAACACTGCCTCCAGATGCTCTCTTTTGGGTTTTTCTTACAACTTTCAATAAGCCAAACCTTTTGCCTGATAAATCTTTAATCGCTCTCATCTTTTTCTTATAAAAGTCTATCCCAAACAATTATACAATTCGTGTTAAATGCCTCAATATCTTCAATAACGCCCGTTACTATAATGTCGTAAATGTCTGGATCCGTATAGGTGTGCTCTACAGTAGTTTTCCCAGACACATCAAATGTATGGGTACCATCACCCCAGTAAATGTTTAACAGCTTAGAACTGGTTACATTGATCTGGGCTTTGCTGTTTGCAGAAACGCCAATATGTCGAAGCACTTTTTTAACGGGTTCACACTCAACCAGTTTAATTTTAAATGTACCCACCATAAGATCATCAGACCACTTTTTAGTCACATCTACAGCATCAGGACAATACACCTCATAAACCAGAGGCTTAGCCTTTCCATCGTATTCCACTTTCAGCCGAGCATCACCCTCCTTATCAAACTGAGCCATGAAAAGATTAACCCATTCGACAAAAGCGGATTTATTAGAAGCCTCTATAAAACACTCCAGAGTAATAGTTCTTTCTTTATAGCGAGGACGTTTTTTGTCTACCACCTTACCATGATAATTATCCCAGTCTACTGTTAGAGCGTCTTTTCTTTCCAGCATACCTACTAACCCGCTGGATGCAGAAACATACACTCCAAAATCTTTGAAATTCTTACCATCTATGTAATACTCAACATCTGTATCACTTTGCATTTTAAGTATTTCTACTGGAGTCTTTACCACATCAAATAGCTGTACCTCATCAAAGCAGGCATGAACCCCAGAGAGATTAGGATCATTGATAGAAAGACCTACAGGCGTAGCTTTCAAATTTGTTTTGTAGATCTCGTTACCATCCTTGTAAACAGTAAGCTGGTTCCCATTTTTCACGAAAGCCATAAAGTACCAAATATCAGGCATAACCTCCAGCCATTGCTCCAGGATATTATCTACACCTGGTAAATTCAGTAACCAACCTATACTATTTGTGGTAGGCTTAACGTAAAAACAAAGCGTGAAACTGGAACTAAACGGTATTGTACGTGAAGTTACACACTCCCCATCACCATTAAGATCTAAGCATTTTGCCACTTTTGCCTGTTTAGAAAAGAAAGCACCCCCTGATAGAGTACCATCAGCTCTACTTTTTGAATAGTCATACGCTACACTGCCATCTGGATCATCGAAAGGCAGGTATAAAATCAGGTTCTTATCAATCATAGCAATACGTTTTAATATGTTTTTTTATTCATTTTCTTAACCTGGATCCCCACGCCAATACATTCAACCTGGGCACCCCCGTATAAATTCACTAATACCTGAGCATTCTTTCCAGCACTGGCTACTATCAGCCTGGAATTATCAAAGGCATCTATAGTAACCATAGCATGATCTGCAACATTAACAGCAGCCTGGCTATCATGTCGGATAAAAATCCTGGATACGCTAAAACCATCATACTCCAGCATAGCCTTACATTCACCATTAAGCACGGTATCTGGAGCGTTTTTACGCATTTCTATTTCATCATCGACAAATGCACCATACGGCTCACATTTACCCTTGAAATTAGCTCGTATGAACTCCAGAGTAGGATAATCCTCCGATATACAGAAATCAATACCCCTGATATAAAGCTGTATCATACTTTCTATACTCATCCCAGCTTTTAGCTTTCCTCTCCATAAACGGCATAAGCCTTTAGCCACGCCATCCTGTTTTAATTGATCTGCCAGTTCCATATTATGCTATACCTTGTGATAGTAACGAACTATCTTTGTTTTCAATTCTTTTCAATGTATCCTTAATCTCTTTGAGTTCAGAAGCACTAACCCCGGTGTTTGTTGCAGTAGCCTGTTGGTAAAGAAGTGACTGCCTAAGAATAGTGGTTTGCTCAGTCTGGTTAATGACAAAGGCGTTTAACCTACCCGCTACTACTGATCCTGTTTGTTCGCTCATTGCCGTAACAGCACCAGTGAGAGGATCTTCTGTAGTATCCTCCTCAATATCCTTAATCCAGTCACCAACAGCCTCCAGAGCTTTGTTAGTAACAGCACCAGCAGCATTTACCATATTCTCAAAATTACGTCTTTCACTATCGGAGAGTACACCATCTTTCATAGACTCACCCAGATAAAGAACAGCATCATTTATAGCTTTTGCCAGGAACTGCCTCTTTATGGCTTCTACTACAGCTTTTTTCATTACATTTTTAGTAACTTCACCCAGGGCTTTAGCAGCATCCTCTCCCTTACAATAAGCATCTACCAGAGCATCGGCAAACTCATCTATAGCACTTTTTACATCGGTACCAGCCAGGTTTTCCAACATATCACGCTCCAGATCCTCCAGCTGGGTATCAATATCTTTAATCGCTTCCTCCCATTCAGCGATCTTATCGTTATCGGTTTTCTTCTTATCTTTCTCAGCTGCTATTTGTTGCTTAATAAGCTCCTGCTGTTCCCTCAGGCTCTGTTTCTGTAGTTCATAGAGCTGGAACATATCACCTTTACCCTCCTCTTTTTCCAGGGCATATTTAAGCTCCTTAATCTGTTTGGTGAGCTGGGCATACTTAACGAAATTCCAGCTGGCACGAGCTACTACAGCCTGTTTCTCCAGAGCTGCTATTTGTTGGTTAATATCATCCAGGCGTTGCTGGTGAGCACTACTTTCTTCATCGTTATAAACCCAGAAAGTTTGATCTGCTGCGTGTTGCAATCGGTCAAAGGCATTAGAAAGAGCATCTATTTCTTTCTGGATATTCTGGATCTTTTCCTCCTGCTTATCATCATTATTAAATAATCCTGCGATCCACTGTATAGCCTGTAAAGCAATAGAGATAGCAGCCAGAATAACAGAACCTTTTTCAGCCGTTTTAATAGCAGCACCCATAGCAATACCAGCAGTTGCAACCCCTTGAACCATTTGAATGGTGGACGCTCCTGTATCACCTATTAGATCTTTTAATACATCACAGCTATCTACAGCATCCAAAACAAAATCAAAGCAGGAATCAGTGGCATTTGCCATATTTTTCCAATCCCTTTTAATATCGGCAGAGCTTTTCTTTGATCCACTTTCAGACTTTTTAAATACAGAGGAAATAGAGTTACCTAAAGCCTTGAACGGGTTTACATCCAGGATCTTTTTCTTAGCTTCGTCCAATTTATCCAGCACGGCTTTCATATCAGCTGGATTTAATTTAAGATCCGCTGTACCCATTTTCTGCTGGATCTCAGTAATCAGTTTATCAATCTGATCTACAGTTAAAGAATCTAAGTCTTTGTAATTAAATGATTCTGCAACACTGTCAGTAATATCTATAATACTTTTAAACTGTGCATTTGATTTACAATTCAGATTAATTTTAGGACTTTTACCGGTTACAAATTCTCCGATAATCTCAGTTAACTCTCTATCATTAGTATACAATTTAGTATACATATTAATATTTTTACCTTTAAAATCCATATCGACACTACTTGACGGGAGTTTTTTACCGTCAACAGCCAAACTTAAATTTGATATATTCGCTCTGCCGTCAAAATGAATTTCATCAAACGAACCGCTTGTCTTTATATCCGTATTCAAATCAGCTGTTAAGCTGTTATTATGAATAGCTTTAAAAATATCTATGATATTTAATGCAGACTGAACATCTTCATTTGTAACCTGTTCTTTTTGAGAGAAAACAATATCATTCAAATCTACATCAGGCATAATCTTATTCAACAACTTAATATTAAGATTAAATTGCACTTTATCTTGCAGCATAAAATGAGCGTCAGCTGATAATTTAATTTTCTTGTTCAAAATAAAATCCTTTACAGAAAGATTATTTCCATATAGAGAATAAGACTTATCGGTCGGCATATCTATAAATGAAATATTATAATTTTTTAAATAAATATCAGGCAAATGATTTGAAAGTTTTAACCCAAACG